CCTGCAAGATCCGAAACTGCAGGGAATGATCGGTCAGTCTCCGAATGCCCAAGCCATGCAGGGTGCGCTTGCTGCCCACATGGCGGAGCATTTGGCGTTTAAATACCGCATGGAGATCGAAAAAGAACTCGGGGTCAAACTGCCTCCGCCGGGGGAACCGCTGCCGGAAGATGTGGAGTACCGCATTTCCCAGTTGGTCGCACCGGCTGCAGCCCAGTTGCTTCAACGCGATCAGGCCGAGGCCCAGATGCAGAAGCAGCAGCAAGAGGCTCAAGACCCGGTCCTGCAGATGGAGATGCAGAAATTGCAACTTCGCGCACAAGAGATTCAGCAGAAGGCCGAGGCCGACATGGCCAAGATTCAGGCCGATATGCAGAAGGCTCAGATGCGTATGCAGTCCGAGCAGGAAAGACTCAAGGCCCAAGAGCGCATCGAAGGTGCGCGTCTTGGGGTCCAGATCGCCAGTACCAACACCCAAGCCGAACTCCAGAGCAAGGAAATTGCCTCGCGGGATCAGGTCGAAGGGGCCAAGTTGGGCGTACAGATTGCACGGGAACTTCTGAATGCAGAACGCCAGCCACCAAAATCTCGCTGATTACCTCCGCAAGGCCATCCGTTATCAGATGAATGAGATGACGGATCACATCGCAGGGGGTGCCTGCGTTGACTTTGCGGATTACAAACGCTGTTGTGGTGTCATACATGGCCTCGCCTTAGCAGAGCGAGAACTACTTGACTTAACAAAGCAAATTGATGACGATTAAACATCTCCGCATTTTGCGGTGCGCGTGACTCCGGGCACGTTTAAATCCCGGTGCGAGGAAATATGTCTGAAAAACTAGCGAGTCAGTTACCGAAACCCACTGGTTACAAACTGCTCATTGCACTTCCTGACCCTGAGGAGAAGACCGAAGGCGGGATTATCAAGGCTTCCCAGACTCTTCAAGCCGAAGAAATCGGAAGCATCGTCGGGTTCGTCCTAGAGATGGGGCCTGATGCATACCAATCCCAAGAGCGATTCCCCACAGGACCGTACTGTAAAAAGGGAGATTGGATCATGATGAGATCCTACTCCGGTACGCGCTTTAAGGTTCATGGCAAAGAGTTTCGTTTAATCAACGACGACAGCGTAGAAGCCGTAGTCGAAGATCCAAGGGGCGTGGCAAAGGTATGAGCGAGTTACAGACATCAAAGGAAGATAAGTTCTTCGGAGTTTCCTATCAGGTGGGTGCGCCTGAGCAGGAAGAAAAGCCGGTTCCCGCCGATGAGGTGGAACTGGAAATTGTCGATGACGCTCCGAAAAAGCCGGTTCGTGCAGCCGAAGCCTCAGAGGAAACTGATGAGGAATTGTCGTCTTACGGCAAGAAGGTCCGCGACCGCATCAACAAGTTGAAGTACGAACAACACGAGGAGCGCCGTCAGCGTGAGGCTGCGGAGCGTATGCGTGAGGAAGCGATCCAGTTCGCACAGCAACTTGCACAAAAGAATCAGCAGTACGAGAACCTCATCCAGCGCGGTGAGAGTGCCCTTGTTCAGCAGATCAAATCCAAGGCGAGTATCGCCCTTGAGCAAGCCAAATTCCGATACAAGGAAGCCTACGAGCAAGGTGATGCTGAAAAGATTATCGCCGCTCAAGAAAGTCTGTTGAACGCACAGACGGAGTTTCGGGAGGCTGAAAAGTACGAGCGTACCCTTCAGTCTCGACCCAAACCCCAACCGCAAGAAATGGCGGTTCAACAGCCGGTCTATCAGGCACCTCAAGCACCCAAGGTGACTGAGAAGACCGTTGCATGGACACAGCGGAATCCGTGGTTCGGAGACCCGAAGCACCTGAAGATGACCGCTATGGCCTATGCCACTCACGAAGAACTGGTCCGATTCAAGGGCGTACAGCCTGAGACGGAGGAGTACTTCCAAGAAATCGACGCTACCATGCGTTCGCACTTCCCAGACTACTTTGGTTCGGACGATGTGCAGGCCACATCCACCCCTTACCAAAAGCCCCCCTCCACGGTCGTAGCCCCTTCCAACCGAAGCAATGGTGCGAAACCGCGCAAAATCCAACTGTCTGCCACACAAGTCTCCCTCGCTAAGAGACTTGGCCTAACCCCTGAGCAGTACGCCAAACAACTCATTAAGGAGAGTTCAAATGGCTAATGAGCGCAATATTCGTGTAGACCGGCAGGCCGAGGCTCGTCCCAACGACACTTGGTTGCCGCAATCATCGCTTCCGGTCCCTGAGCCGAAAGATGGCTGGGTATTTCGCTGGATTCGAACCTCTTCGCGTGGACTCGCAGACAACACCAACGTCTCTCGCCAATTCCGCGAGGGCTGGGAACCTGTGAAGGCAGAAGATCATCCTGAGTTGAAGATCCTCTCCGACATCAATTCTCAGTTCAAAGGAAACGTCGAAGTCGGTGGCTTGCTGCTTTGCAAGGCCCCTGAAGAGAAGATGAAGGCCAGACAGAAGTATTACCAAGAAGTCTCGGACAGACAGATCGAAGGCGTTGATCGCAGTTATCTGCGAGAAAACGACCCGCGCATGCCGCTCCTTAACCCGGAGCGTTCAACGCGCACAACCTTTGGACGTGGTTGATCTACAATCAATCTGTTTAAACTTTTTGTGAGGTAATTCAAATGGCTTCTGGAACGAATGTTTCGGCCCCCTACGGGCTGAAGCCGATCAACTTGATCGGCGGACAGGTGTTCGCGGGTTCGACCCGTGCCCTGCCGGTTCAATATGGTTATGCCACGAACATCTTCTACGGCGATTTCGTGAAGGTGCTGCGTGGTTCTGTGACTCGCGCTGCTGTGTCCACGGGCACGGACTCGGCGCAGTTTGACGGTATCTTCTTGGGTTGCGCTTACACCGACCCTGTTACGAAGACCAAGCGGTTCTCGCAGTACTGGCCTGCTTCAACGCTGGCTGGCGATGCGATTGCCTATGTGGCTGATGATCCGGACACCGTCTTCAAGGTCGCTGTCTGCTCGTCGGGAACCACGATGGCTTCGGGCGCTGTCGCCATGATCGGTGCAAACCTGTCGATGGTGAACAACACGGGCGACGTGAACACGGGTAACTCCAAGAATGCGGTTCTTGCTCCGACTGCCACTCCGGTCACCACGGTCCTCCCGGTCCGTTGCGTGGGCGTGGTGGAAGACACGGCGTTTAGTTACACCGCGACGGGTTCGTCCACTGGTGCCAGCATCACCCTGACGGGTTCTGGTCTTCCGGCGGCGATTCCTGTGGGAACCAGCGTGGCTTACTACGCTTCGAATGGTCAGTTGATTGAGACTGGCTCGTTCGTTGATGTGGCTGCTGCGGCTGGTGCCACGACTGTAGAGTTGAATGCTGCAGTTGCGGTTCCCGGTGGTGTCACGGCGATTCCTTCTGCTTCGACGATTGTGTTTACGGTGTACCCGGAGGTTCTGGTCAAGGCCAATCTCCTCGTCCATGCGTACTACAGCAGCACGTCGGGACAGTAAGGTCACGGTTTAAGGAGATTTAGAAAATGGCTATTTCACGCGCACAAATGTTGAAGGAACTCCTGCCGGGGCTTAACGCGCTCTTCGGTTTGGAGTATGCCAAGTATGAGGACGAGCACACGCTCGTCTATGAGACTGAGACCTCGGAGAAGGCATTCGAAGAGGAAGTCAAGTTGTCCGGTTTTGGTACTGCCCCGGTTAAGGCCGAAGGCGCTGCCATTGCTTACGACAACGCTCAGGAGGCTTTCACCGCTCGTTACAACCACGAGACGATTGCCATGGGCTTTTCGATCACGGAAGAAGCCATGGAGGACAACCTCTATGACCAACTTTCGGCTCGTTACACCAAGGCTCTCGCCCGTGGTATGGCCAACACCAAGCAGGTGAAGGCAGCGGCCCTCTTGAACAATGGCTTCACGACCTTCCAGTCTGGCGACGGTGTGACCCTGTTCAGCACGGCTCACCCGCTCGTCTCTGGTGGCACGAATGCCAACCGCCCGACTGTCGGTGCCGACCTCAATGAGACCTCGCTTGAAGACGCGATCATTTCGATTGCGAACTTCGTTGACGAGCGTGGCCTCCTCATTGCGGCTCGTCCCCGTCGTCTCGTGGTGCCGTCGCAGTTGATGTTCGTTGCCGAGCGCCTCATGGAGACCACTCTCCGTACGGCGACTGCCGACAACGATATCAACGCGATCCGTAACATGGGCGCTATCCCGGAAGGCTATGCGGTCAACCATTATCTGACCGACACCAACGCCTTCTTCATCATCACCGACGTACCGAATGGCATGAAGCACTTCGTCCGTACGCCGATGACGACGAGCATGGATGGCGACTTCGATACGGGCAACGTCCGTTACAAGGCTCGCGAGCGTTATTCGTTCGGTGTCTCGGACCCGCTTGGCATCTATGGATCTCCGGGTTCGGCCTGATATATATTCAGGCTGTCCCTAGAGAGAGTCGGCTAGCACTGGGGGCTACGGGGGTAAAATCCTGTAGCCCCTTTTTTATTGACTGTTTAAATCTGTAGGCGTATACAGACAGAGTATTCGGGAAAAATCGTGTATCAGACAGGCCCGACTGACGACATGCAGACTGATACACACACTCGCATGTGAGGAATTGAAATGGCTCGTACTACCTTCTCCGGCCCGGTTAAGTCTGACAATGGCTTTGAGGGCAATGTCGTTGGTGATTTGGTTACTGCCACGACTCTCGTCATTGGAACCACGACGATCACCGCTGGCATTGCCACCGGTTCGGTCTCGGCCCAAGTTGGCTATATCCCGGTCAAGATTGGATCGACCACGAAGTACATCGCGCTGTATTCCAGCCTGACTCCGTAAGATTTTTAAGGGGGGGCGAAAGCCCCCTTAACCTAATGGAGATTCAGCATGCAATACGATGTATGGGCGGTCAGCCCGGATTCTAACGACGATTACTTCTTCGCCTCTGGTTCCGCCAGTGGAACCCTGAGCCTGTTGGCCAATGATGTTGGTTTAAACGGCACAGGCTACAAGGTCTCCATTACCTCCAGCGGTGTGGACTCCAACAAGACCTTCACCATCAGCGGTGTCGTGGTTGGCGCTGTGGGTTACGACGGTGTGGTCACCGAGTCAGTCACTGGCCCGAGTGCCGGTGTGGTGTACTCAACGAACTACTACACCCGAGTCAACTCTGTAGCGATTAGCGCCACCTCCACCGGCAATATCAAGATTGGATATGGTGGTGATCTAGCGTTCCCGCGAACCCGCATCAAGGGTGTGTATTTCGTCAGCAATGGCTCAAGCGGTTCGATTGTCTTTACCGCAAAGCCAAGCAATAAGGTGATCTTGAACTTGGCAGTTCCCAGCGGAACCTTGTCTCAGGACATCATGATTCCGCCAGAAGGTATCCTGACCACCAAGAGTGGTAATGGTGACTTCGCGGTGATGACCCTCACCAATCTGACCCATGCCACAGTTATCTGCGGGTAAGTCATGGCCAAAGATCCGGTTCTTAAACGTATCGGGGTTGCTGGCTACAACAAGCCTAAGCGCACCCCTAGTCATCCCACTAAGTCCCATGTGGTGGTGGCTAAGTCTGGCGATCAAGTAAAGACGATTCGCTTCGGACAACAAGGAGTCTCAGGTTCCCCGCGAAAATCCGGGGAATCTGAGTCCTACCGAAACCGACGTGAATCGTTTAAAGCCAGACACGCTAAGAACATTTCCAAAGGCAAGATGAGTGCAGCCTACTGGGCTGACAAGGTTAAGTGGTAACCGGCCATGGAAATGATGATTTGGAACATGATTCTGACCTTTATCGTGGCGATTCTAGGTTGGGTTGTGAAAGACAAGTTTGCGGAATTGCAACGCCTTGGCATTCTTCTCAACAGAACCCGAGAGGAAGTCGCAAGGGATCACATTACGAGAGCCGAGGTCCGAGCAGATTCTCAGATGCTGCTTGACCGACTGGATCGGCTGGAACAAAAGATTGATCGCATAGCAACCAACATGGCTACAGGTGATCGTCGTGGCTAAAGCCAAAAGCAAAGTAAACGCAGCCGGTAACTACACCAAGCCCGAGATGCGTAAAGCATTGTTCAACCAGATCAAGGGTGCTGCTGTGCAGGGAACCAAGGCTGGCCAATGGTCAGCCCGTAAGGCACAACTGCTTGCCAAGAAGTACAAGGAGAAGGGCGGTGGATACCGGGACTGATCTTGAGTTATTCAAGGCGCAGGTCCAAGCCGAACTAAATCGGCTTGAAGCCAAGTCGTCTGCCAAGGAAGTGGCCGGTAAAGCCATTGGTAAAGACGGACTCAAGTACATCACCGCCATTGTGGTGATCGGTGTTCTATCCAGTCTGGCATTGGATTCAGAAAAGATTGCGGCAGTGATGGGTCTTTTAGGCGCATCGCTGACTGCCTTGATTTCCATGTTGGCCAGCATTGCTGGAGCCAGCGAGAAGGAAGAGAAGCCAGAGTTTGCCGTTATCAAGGAACTCATTGGCAAACTCGACAAGTTAGACCGTAAAGAGCAGCCCATGAAAGTGGATGTTGAGAACGGCCATGTCACTGTCACCAAGGGCGACGATGTCGTTAAGGCCAGTCGATGAAGTCACCGCAGCAATCCTTGAAGGCTTGGACTGCTCAGAAATGGAGAACCAAAAGTGGTAAGCCATCTAGTGAAACGGGCGAAAGATATCTTCCAGAGTCTGCGATCAAGGCTCTTTCCCCAGCCGAGTACGCCAGAACCACTGCCGCCAAGCGAAAAGGTAAAGCGCAAGGCAAGCAGTTCGTCGCGCAGCCGAAAGGCATCGCGAAAAAAGTAAGACCGTTTAGACAACGAGGTAAGTGACATGGCGATCTCCAGAGCCAACATGGCCCAGCAGATTGAGAAGCCGGGTAAGGTTCGCAAGGTGATGCGCGAGTTCAAAGAAGGAACTCTGCATTCCGGTAAGAAAGGGCCTGTGGTGAAGAACCGCAAGCAGGCTGTGGCTATTGCTCTCTCCGAGGCTGGCATGAGCAAGCCTGAGAAGAAAGCAGTGGGTGGTCGTATTGATGGCTGCGCTATGCGCGGCCTTACGAGGGGATAATCATGATGAAAGGAATGGGATTGCTCTCTTCCCTCATGGGAAGAAAGATGGGCAAGATGAACGGCAAAGACTCCAGTGTCTCCATCACTATTGAAAAGGAGATGGATGAGTCTGATGACATGATGGGGGGCGGTATGACCAAGTACGCAGAAGGCGGCAGCCTTAAGATGGTAGATAAGGGCGGCCAGAAAGTTCCGTTCTTTGCTGCCGATGGGAAAGGTAAAATGATGGCCGGTGGCCCAGTCAAGTACGCCAAGGGCGGACGCATTGACGGCTGCGCTATCAAGGGCAAGACCAAGGGCACCTACCGGTAATGGCTACCAGCGGCACAGCGACGTTTAACCCAGACTTCGCCGAGATCGTCGAAGAGGCGTACGAGCGTGCCGGTCTGGAATTGCGAACAGGTTATGACCTGAGGACTGCCCGTCGATCCATGAACTTCATGGCTCAAGAATGGCAGAACCGGGGTATTAACCTTTGGACCGTTGAGACGGGAACCCAGTCTCTGACTGCTGGCGTGTACACCTACACGATGCCCTCCGACACCATCGACCTGATTGAGCATCAGTTGCGTATCTATGATGGCAACACCACTCAGCAGGCTGACTACAGCATGGCCCGTATCTCGGTCTCCGACTACGCCATGCTCAACAACAAGTTGACCCAAGGTCGCCCGCTTCAGATCTATGTGGATCGTCAGCGAGATGCACCGGTTGTTTACTTGTGGCCGGTCCCCGATAACGTCCAGCAATACACGCTGGCCTATTGGTACATCAGGCGTATTCAGGACGTGGGTGCTGGTGGAACCAATACCATGGATGTGCCAGCCAGATTCCTGCCCTGCTTAGTGGCAGGATTGGCCTACTACATTGCCATGAAGAAGCCTGAGTCTGCGGATCGCATTCCGTTGCTCAAATCTGAATACGAAGCGCAATTTGAGTTGGCGGCAGGTGAAGACCGTGACAAGGCTGCTTCACGGTTCCTTCCGTACATCTCTAGCGTCACCGGAGGAGGATAACGGTGACTCAGCCTTTTGCATCTGGCAAACATGCGATTGGCTTCTGTGACATGTGCGGTTTTCAGTTTAAACTGCACCAGTTAAGGAAGGAAATCTACGATCAGATTTGGACTGGAAATCTGGTCTGCGATGAATGTTTGGACGTGGATCAACCCCAACTTCAGTTGGGTAAGATCCCGATGGATGATCCTCAGGCTTTGCAGAATGCAAGACCTGACCAGTCATTGATTGAAAGCCGGGACATCCAGTGGGGATGGAATCCGGTTGGCGGAGCGCAGGCGTATGATGACCCACTAACCCCCAACTACTTGGTTGCGGCTGGGGCTGTGGGAACCGTGACGGTCGCTACGAGTTAGTTTAAACATGAATTACTCACAACTCTCTACGCTCATTCAGGAATACTGCCAATCGACGGAAACGTCGTTCGTGGCCAATATCCCGAACTTCGTCCAGTTGGCCGAAGAGCGGATCTATAACTCGGTCCAGATCCCGGCCCTCCGCAAGACTTCCACTGCTTCAGCGGTGATCGGCAACCAGTACATGTCGCTGCCATCAGATTGGCTGGCGACATTCTCGTTGGCGGCTATTCACCCGGTGACCAACGTCTATACGTTCCTGTTGAACAAAGACGTGAACTTCATGCGGGAATGTTTCACTACCGCAACGACTTCGGGTGCGCCTGCGTATTACGCTGTTTGGGACAACGACACTATGTTGTTGGGTCCAACCCCAAACCTCGCGTACACCTTGGAACTGAATTACTACTACTACCCGGTGTCCATCGTGGATGCGGGAACCTCGTGGCTCGGCACTAACTTTGAGACGGTTCTTCTCTACGGATCACTCCGTGAGGCTTACACCTATCTCAAGGGTGAGCAGGACATGGTCGCTGCCTACGAGCAGAAGTATCAAGAAGCACTGGCTCAGATTGATCGCCTTGGCGATGGTCTGGATCGTCAGGATGCATATCGTTCAGGTCAGGTCAGACTTCCGGTGAGGACATGAGTTTTACCGCCACATCAGAATTAGGGCAGGTGTTTGTTCAGACGACTGATCATCGTGGACACACCGTGGAAGAGATTGCAGAACGTGCGGCTAACCGCATCCTCAGTGTTGACTCCAAGGAAGCACTGCAGCATTGGCTAGTGAAATATCTCACCGAGGCTCAAAAGGCTGAACGTGAGTCGATCTGTAAGAAACTGAATCAAAAAGGCTATGCGGAAATCGCACACTTAATTGGAGACCTCTAATGGCTATATCTCAAGCAATGGTGACTTCGTTCAAGGTGGAAATCCTGAACGGCATTCACGCATTTGGTTCCGCTGTCATTCGTGCCACTGCCGCCCCTGACGTATTTAAACTGGCTCTCTATACGTCATCGGCTACGCTCGGCGCTGCGACCACGGCTTACACCACCTCGGATGAAGTCTCGTCCTCTGGTACGAACTACACCGCTGGCGGTTTGACGCTGACGGTATCGCAGGTTCCGACATCGACTGGCACGACGGCGTGGTTGGACTTCGACGATCTGACGTTCCCATCAGCAACGCTGACGGCTCGTGGCGCTTTGATCTACAACGCGACCCAGAGCAACAAGGCGGTGGCAGTTCTGGACTTCGGTTCGGATAAGACTTCGACCGCTGGTAACTTTACGATCCAGTTCCCGACACCCAACTCTACGTCCGCGATCCTCCGTATTGCCTAAGAGGGTGTTTAAATGGCCCTCGTACTTGCTGATCGCGTCCTAGAAACCACTACCACCACCGGTAGTGGAACCATTTCGCTTACCGGTGCGAGTGTCGGATATCAAGGCTTTTCGACAGGCGTTGGTGACGGGAACCAGACCTACTACACGATTGCTCTAGAAGGCGGCGCTGAGTGGGAAGTTGGTATCGGCACCTACACCTCAGTGGGCGATACGCTTTCCCGCGATACGGTTCTAGCCTCTAGCGATAGCGGGAACAAGGTCACCTTTTCCGCAGGCGTTAAGCAGGTCTTCGTTACCTACCCTGCTGGCAAGTCTGTCTTCTTCACGCAGTCCGGAACGATTAGTGCTAACTCCGGCACGATCACGGATGTTGCGACTCCGGTCGTCGCAGGCGATGCGGTCAATAAGCAGTACGTTGATGATCTCGTGGCCAGTGGTATTACTTACCACACACCGGTTAAATACGAAGTTCCTGACTCCACAGGAAACCTCGTTGCAACTTACAACAACGGAACCGCTGGTGTTAGTGCAACCCTAACGAATGCGGGAACGCTAGCAGCGTTTGTTCCGGATGGTACGACTGCCACGATCAGTGATCGCATCCTGATCTACAACCAGACCAATGCCTTTGAAAACGGCGTTTATACGGTCACCACGGTTGGCGATGGATCAACTGCATGGGTTTTGACTCGTGCTGCTGATGCGGACAGTTATGCACTGAAAGATCCCAATGGCTTGGGTTCTGGAGATGCGTTCTTCATTACTTCGGGTAACACCGGAGCCGGTGAGACTTACGTCTGTAACACGACGGGAACGATTGTCTTTGGCACAACCGCCATCAACTTTGTTCAAGTCTCGTCTACGCAGATTTATGCTGGTGGTAACGGGATCACTATCAGTGGTCCTACCATTTCTCTTCAGGCTCCAGTTACGGTTGCAAACGGCGGTACTGGATTAACGACCGCCCCAACTGACGGTCAACTACTGACTGGTAACGGTACCGGATACAGTTTAAATACGCTCAAAGCCGGTACTGGAATTAGCGTTGCCAATGCGCCGGGTTCCATCACGATATCGGCAACATCTGCGGATGGTCCGATCTTAGAGTCGGAAATCACGATCAGCGAAAACTACACCATCAGCACTGGCAAGAATGGGTTGAGTGTTGGACCTGTCACTATTGCGTCGGGTTACAACGTCACGGTTCCAGCAGGACAGACTTGGGTAGTTTTGAATCAAGCGTCTGGCAGCGGTGCCGGTACGATAGCAACAGTTGGAAAGGCAATCGCAATGTCGATTGTGTTCGGAGGTTGATGAGATGGCGAATCCAAACATTGTCAGCGTTTCCGCAATCTACGGGAACAACTCACTGACATCACTGACTACCACGAACGCAACGGCTATCGTGAACAACGCTGCATCTAGCGGCAAGGTCTTTAAGGTTAATAGCATCATTGTGGCGAACGTGGACGGTACAAGCGCGGCAGATATTTCGATCAATGTCTATAGTCAGGATGATCTAGGCGGTACGGCTTACGCTCTGGCTTCCACAGTATCTGTTCCTGCTGATGCGACGTTGGTTGTTATCGACAAGAACACTTCGATCTACTTGAAGGAAGATCAGTCTATTGGTGCGACGGCTGCAACGGCCAGTGATCTTGTTGTTGTTGCCTCTTGGGAAGAGATCAACTAATGACCCTGCGATATACAGGCGGAGTTATACGAGCGGCTGCGCCTACAGTTAATCTTGCTTCTGCAAAAGGAGTTTGGCTATTAAGTCAGGCTTTACCTTATCGTGCTGCGGGAACATGGCCGCAACCAACTATTACTATTATTCAAACATTCCTTGCTTCCGGAACTTGGACTGCTCCTGCTGACGTAACTGAAGTTGAGTACCTTGTTGTTGCGGGTGGCGGTGGTAGCGGTAGAAGTAATGGTGGCGGTGGCGGTGCTGGTGGGTTCCGTACTGGCACGGGTTTATCTGTAACCGCCGGAACTGATTACACCGTCACAGTAGGTGGAGGCGGCACTGCTGGAACTCCTGCAACGGGGCGTGGTGGTTCTGGTAACGATTCCGTGTTTAGCACTATTACTTCTACTGGCGGCGGTGCAGGCGGAGGATATAACGGCTCTACTGCTCTTAGTGGTTTAGCCGGTGGTTCCGGTGGAGGCGGTGCAGGATCGAATCCCGGCAACGCTGGGGCTTCTGGCAATACGCCATCAACAAATCCATCACAAGGTAACAACGGCGGCAACGGTAATTTGACGGGTGGCGCACCCGCGTTTGCAGCGGGCGGTGGCGGCGGGGCAGGCGCTGTTGGAGGTGCCTCTAATAATTCCGCGCCGTATTCTGGCGGAAACGGTGGAAATGGACTTGCTTCAACCATTTCCGGTAGCAGCGTAACTTACGCAGGCGGCGGAGGCGGCGCTGTATCTACTGGAACGCAAGGTTCTGGTGGCACAGGTGGTGGTGGCGCAGCGGATGGCGGAACCGGGAATAATGGAACTGCTAATACAGGTGGCGGTGCAGGCGGCGGTGGAAGTACGGGTGGCGCAGGCGGCTCCGGTATTGTTGTC